CGCATCTTTCATAAGAACTGTATGGCCCAAGCTGATCTTCCAGTTGCCAGCATACAGTTGGCTGAAAAACCATACAAGCAAGTACAAGAGCCTGATACATTACTTCTTACTCATCCAAGCAGTCGCCCCCATATAAGCGCCAACTACACCAGCTTGCGCTATGTAAAACAAACCAAGCAAATCAGCCAAAGCCTTCACTCTGCTGTCAGACACAATCGGCAAAAAAAGAAAAATGCTGAATGCGATCATACTGATCATGGCAATCCAAGCCATACGCTTTTGAGCTTCGCTTTTTTCTTCACGAAGCTCCATTTCAACTATTTCTTTTTCTCTTGCAATCTCTTCGTCAGATACTATGCCATCACCATCTAGGTCATGCCTTTCGTATCTGCTACCAGATTCCAAAGTCTTTTTCGATGGCGTCATCAATCTTCTCCCTAACGGATCTTACAAGATCTGTTGCGGAGGACAGCACCCATTCCACGAGGGACAACACCGCCGTTACGCATTTTAAAACCATATTGACCAGTTTTGTGATCATAAGTGTATCCTTTCTTTCCTGCTTTCACAGCTTCTTTTAAAGCCGCTAATTGCTCATCAGTTAAACCAGCCATAACGTCCTTTAAAGGAGGGGTGCCTTTTTTATCTGACATCAGAAAACTCCTGTGAAACGCTGTGGCCTAGCAATACTAGAAAACCGACTAATTACTTTTTTTGGCTTTCTTTTTAAAGAAGCCTTTTGAAGCGGCTGGCTTTGCTTTGATCGCGCCGCTGTCGATGACGACAGGCTGTTCAACGACCTTGGCCTCGACTGGCTTTGGCGCGGGGGCAACTGGGGCTTCTTGCTTGTTACGGGCATTTCTACGCTCCACTTTTTTAGCCTTTTCTACCTCGGCTACTTTTCGACTAATTGAACTTGCGCTCATTGCATTTTACTCCGTAAGTTTGCCGCAGCGATCTCACGCTGGGTCTGTATTCTTTCTTCAGCAACACGAACCTTGTCCGCATTTGCCTCTTCAGAAAGATCAATACGCTGCTGATTCAAGAGAATATCATTACGCTCCTTCTCTCGCTCCAACTGCTGCTTCTCCTCAAACTGCCGAGCCTTTTCTTGGATCTCGGCACCTCGTAAAGATAGCTCCTGCTGTCTGATTGCTACCAACGGATCAGATTGGTCAGCAGGAGCAACTGCTTGTGCATATTGTTCAGTGAGTTCGCCAGCAATCTCTGCTGCTCTGTTTTGAATCTCATTCTGAACTTGCTGCATCATCTGTGGATTCTGTTGCATCATCATTTGCGCTTCAGGCGTTAGCTCTGACGTAATCTCTTGCTGCGCCTGCAACTCTGACATCATCGCAATATGCTCGGAAATGTGTCCTTGAATTGTCATGATGATATTGGCATTTGCTTGCGCCACAGGCGTAGACAACATAGCCAAGTGAGCCTCAATATGGGCTGCATGATTTTGCTCTGGGAATGCTTGCAATCGCTGGTTGCGTAAAGCTTCCTGATTTTCCTTCGCAGGGTTCATCGGCTGTGGCTGCGGCGGAGCAGGTAAAATGCTGTCGATGTTCGTTACACCAAGAGCCTCGTACATTTTTCTGTACGCCTGATAAAGACCTTGCGGACCACCATGAATCTCTGGGTTTGACTGAGCAAGCTGAAGCTGTGTCTGAGCCAACGCAATGCGCTGTGACATAGAAAAGATGTTCGGGTCAGAAACAGGCAATACATCAATACGATCATCAAAGTCAGATTGCTTGATCTCTGGCGGTGCGCCCGGAACAGCATATGGATACATAGGAGCCATGTAACGAGCAAACACATTAGACAGAAGTTTGAACTCTATCTTCTGCGAATAATGCAAGCGCTTGTGAATGGCGCTCATGACCTTGGTGCCGCGCTCCATGATGGCCATAGTCGTGCCAACTGGTGTCTCGCCACCCATCTCTCCGACCTTCATATCGGCCATTGAGGCAAAACGCCTACCTGACTCTATCAGGGAGCCTAGAAGGCTGTAGAGGGTCTGTGAAGGCTCTTTAAACGGCAATGGCATAAGAGACTGCCGGATATCCATGCCTGCGGCATCAATATCGCGGAATTCACCGGGCTGTAGAGGCTCATCTTCATCACGAATGCGAGCGCCACGCGCTTTAAAGCCTGCTGGAAGGTTAGACAGCGTTCCAGCGTCAATAAGTTGCCTCAAAATGCTTGTAGATGCCTGCGACAAGCCACCAATCATGTGTGTTAGGCCAAAACCGTAGAAACCAAGGCCAGGAAGGAACTTGTAATGCACAAAATACTGCTTTTGACGCATTAGCGGGTCTTCTTGAGCGTAGTTTCTACGCACAGAAAGAACTTCGCCTGTAGATTCAACGATTGTCACGATATATGGAAGCTTCAGACCGCTAGGATCTCCGTCTTCACGGGTATCTTCAAAGCCGGGCAGATCAAGAGAGGTGTGGACTTCGTAAAGCACCACTTCTTCAGAGCCAGAACCGGACAATTGTACGCCTTGTGCCTTATCAACGGACTCTTGGACTTCGCTGTAATCTTCTGACTCCATGCTGCCGCTAATATCTGTCTCAATATAGAATCCTGAAAGCTGTAGCTTCAGGACTTCGTTCTTATCCATGCGAATAACATGCGTAAGACGAGGGGATGTGACCAGATCTGTCGCGCCATAAGGAACAACCAAATCTTCAGCATGCACAAACTTACTTACTGCACGCTGCAGAAGCGGATCAAAGTAAACCTTTTTGAAAGTAGAACCAATGATCGGTAAATAGAAAAGCATCTGATCTGTTTCTGGATCATACTCTTCCATCTCGTAGGTAATCATGTAGTTCATGTAGTCTTTAACGCGCTGTGCTTGCAGAGACACCTCTGGGTTATCAACACCCATGACCTGTGTGCGAACAGGGCCACCTGCTGGCAACATCTCACGATAAGCCTGCGCTTGGAACTGCGTTACTGACTCAGCAAGAAGCGGGTGAACAACACCAGACGCGCCCTCAAACGGCTGAGAACGCTCTTCGTAGTTCATGCCAAGCAACTCAATGCCGCGCTTGTATGTGTCTTCCCAGTCCTGACGAGCGGACATATCTTCTTCAATTTCGTTGATGAGATCTGAAGCGATAGAGCCTAAATCTGAATCATCAATATATTCAGCCAAGTTGGCATCAAAAGGAATATCCTGCGCGGCCATCGCGTCTTCCTGCATAAGCTCGCCAACAATAGCAGAGCCATCTTCCATCTCCATGATTCCAGGCTGGGCAGGAAGTTCAATTAAATCAATTTCAGCTTGCTCTTGCGGAGTGATAACCATATCACCGCCAGATCCAAGTCCTTTTTCAACAGCCATTATTTATTCCTTTCCGCCTTCAATCACGACAAGCGTTGGCTTTTGAGCCACAGGCTCTGGTATGCCAAAATTAATTAATTCCTGTTGCTGCCTGACAGCATCTTCAACGCTAACACGCGGCTGGTTTGCCATTCTAGCTTGATTTGCCTGAGAACGCAAAGCCGCCTGATTTGCAGCCGCTTCTTCACGGCGCTTAACTGCCTGTGAAGCATTAAATCCATAATCATCGTCAAGTCGTTTAACCATAGAGTCGCGCAAGTAACCAACTTCTAAGCCGGTATTTTTGATCGCGGAATCCATAGCGTCAGCAAAAGCCTCCCCCTTATTCATGCCCTTGTCACGCAAGAAGAAATAATTGTCCTGCATGGAGTCAAAGAAACTATCAGCAGGAATGGCATCATCTTCGCCATAAAACCGAACTGATTCCATCTCCACATCGTCATAAATATCCTTGAACGAATCCTCAAGAGCCTCATACTCCAGATTTTCATCAAGCTGTTTTTTAGCAGATGGTGACTTTAGTTTGTCTTTTTGCGCCTCAAGCACAAGCGTCTTATTTGACTTGCCTCGTGGACGAGGCCCAGCCATCGGCGCAAGAGTTGTAGCAGCAATGCCAAGACCATAAACATCTCTCCCTAATCGCCGCGCCATGCCATCGTCTTCGCCAAAAAAGCCAGCAATCTTTTCAGCACCCTTTGCGGCACCGCGAAGCATAGTTTCCCCTGCACGACCCATAAGATCTATTGCGTCAATAGGAGTACCAAGAATAGCACGATTAACGGCACCAAGGGGACTAGCGTCAAACATATCTGTTTTACCAGCAAGCTGCTTAAACATCTCAGTGCTTGCAGGCGGGGCGGAGAAGGCTCCCAAAATTCCTTGATCATCGGCCATACACTACCTCTTGGGTGAAGCTGGGCGCGGCGCAACTGTGCCAGTGTGGGAAGCATGCACGTTGCGAGCGCGGTAGAAGGGCAGACCGCAAATCCAGCGCCCAGCTTCTCTTTTCATTACATGATGTCCCTTTGATTACCATCATCTTCAGGATTCATTTCTGAATCCATGTGATCGCTCAAAGGAACGCCTAGCTCCCATAGGTTACAAACATTCTCTTTACTGCAAGCAAAGTTAAGCTCGCCGCAATAGCCCATGCCATCCTTGTAACCAATTCCCTCTTCCATGCAACCAATCATTTTGGATCGAATGTCAAAATACTCACAAGTACCGCAACGAGCATTTTTGTTTTCCCACGTTTCAGTGGCCGGACCGTAAGCGTAGTTTTCCATAGCCGACTGACGGTTCTCATCGTTCACCTTTGAATCTTCAGTGGATATAGGGCAGACAAATTCCATATCTTCAGGCTCAAAGCCTTCTTCTGGAATTATGTCATCTACGTTGATTTCGATCTTGATCGTTTTCATTACCGCACCTTACAGCTTCTCTTGCCGCCTTGGTATGCTTTGCCCATGCCACGAACCTCGCCGCCGTCTTCATATTTTCTTAATTTTTTAAAATCAGCATCGGAGATAGATTTGCCATATTCAGGCTTATATATCGGCATCTTTCTTAACCGTTTTGCATCGGCATCTGAAATGGTTTTTCCTGACTGAGACGGAGACGGAAACTTTTTTAATTTTTTCAGAGCTTTTGCGTCAGCGTCAGAAATAACTTTTCCGCCGCCTTCATAGCGTTGAGCCTTTTTGGACTTTTTGAACTTTTTAGCCATTTTGTTCCCAATCCTTTCTTGCTCTTCTGAGGTTGTGGGTTTGTTTGTGCTGCGAAAGCCTTGCCACCTTTCAAGGCCTGTGGGCTTCGACTTCGGCAGTGGTCCTGTGTATTTAACGTCCCCACCCTCTTTAT